GGTGCGAAGGTAGCCAAAGCAAAAGCTGAAGCTGTCATCATGGAAAAGAAAGCTACCGGTGAAATTGATTGGGACTTGAAGATGGCAGATGCTTCTGCATCCTCGTGGAAAGACGAGTGGTTAACAATTTTGTTTTCGGTGCCCCTGATTTTAGCTTTCTGTGGTGATTGGGGTAGACAAATTGTTACGGAAGGTTTCACAGCCCTAGAAGCTATGCCGTCTTACTATCAATACACTTTGGGCACAATCGTAGCTGCCAGTTTCGGAACACGTAGCGCAGCAAAGTTCTTCGGTAAAAAGTAATGGCTGCAGAAAAGATACTTGAATGGAAACTATTACCCCGATTTATGATGCTCGTAATGACGCTTATGAGTTGGCGTGTAGTCGAGTGGTTCATGTCCTTACCAGAACCCAGTGCAGCACAGGCTGGTTTAGTATCTGTGGTAACTGGCGCAATGACCGGAGCCTTCGCCGTGTGGATGAATCACGAAGGTAAACATCCCGGAACATCTAATCATCGGATTACGGAGACACGGAAATGAAATACAATACTTCGCATTTCCTAGATAAACTTATCGAACACGAAGGTATGGTCCTGACTGTCTACGAAGATAGCTTGGGTATCGAAACTATCGGAATTGGTCGTAACCTCAAAGACAGAGGCATCACCAAAGAAGAACTAGAATATATGGATATCCCTAGCATGGCGGTTGTCTATGAGCACGGTATTACGGAAGCTGATGCACGGTATCTTGCCCTCAACGATATCCGCATCGTAGAAAACGAATTGTGTCGGGTTCACCCCTGCGTAGAGAACCTAGATTCGGTTCGCCAACTAATTCTGATGGACATGGCCTTTAACATGGGTGTCCCCCGGCTGTGTAAGTTCGTGAAGATGTGGAATGCTATTCACGAGGGTCGGTTTGATATTGCCGGAATGGAAATGATGGATTCAAGATGGGCAAAGCAGGTAAAATCTAGGTCTGTTAAGCTTTCAGAGGCTATGAGAACAGGCGAGTTTTAAACTATGTTTACATGATAGTTTTTGTTCTTTACGTATATCTAGGCGCGAATGTTATAGACAACACCCAAAAGTTTGTAGACATGGACAGATGCTTGTACTTCGCAGAAAAGTTATCTCGACAGCAGTCTGTTCCAACAGGAGATGGTAAAAGACTAAATATAACCGCAATTTGCCGACCCCAACCAAAGTAAGTAAGGAACCAACCATGATTGCCGAAACCCTTGCCGGGATTGCTTTGGTAAAACAAAGTGTAGACTTTATCAAGTCCAATATTTCTACCGTACAAGATATCGGACAGATTGCGAGTCAAATTGACGATTTGTTTCGTGGCGAAAAAGAAATACAAAAGCAACGAAGCAAGAAATCAGGCAGCGGTCTAACCGACCAGTTCGGAGTTCAGTCGGTTGCCCAAGAGACAATTGATGCCAAGCTTGCACAAGAAAAGATGCAAGAGGTATCCATGATGATTGACATGCGGTTTGGGCCGGGAACTTGGAAGGGTATCGTTGATGAACGAGCCAGACGAATCCAAGAAGCAAAAGAAGCAGCCCTAAAAGCACGTCGGCAAGCCATACAAGAACATAACGAGTTTATGGAATCAGTTAAGATGTTTCTTGTGGTAGGTGGAGTTATACTGGTTGCAATAGCCTTGTTGGTTGGCGTTATGGTATCAGCAAGCGCATCCCTGATGTAATCCCTTGACTTTCTCCTGCTAGTTATCTATAATAGCTTTAGAGGAGAATACATGAGAACTCTTGCTATAGACGCTTTACGGCACAGATACGAGGCACAAAAGAAGAATGCGGAATACACTTTTAAACATTGTACAGACAATCTCGAACGGCTTGATGCTGCTTTGGCAGAATGGGTTGACGCAGACCAAAAGATTGTTGCACTCAGCGACATCGAAGATGATTACGATTTTACCGTCCAAACAAGGCATGCGAGCTTGTATGATTAGGTATCTTGCATTGGGTTTGCTAAATACTGGCAAGCCTTTTACTCGTATAGGCAATTGGTTTTGGAAAAAGCACCGCGACGTGTTTAATTGGGATAAAAAGTAATGTCCATCACCTCGTATCCTAATGTGATGACGTTTAGTGGTGGTGTAGGTTCGTTTCCATACTTCTTGCAGGTATCTCGCGGATTAATTGCCGGACACAAACGTGTATTTAAGTTTGGATACAACGGCGACATTGACGACTCAGAAGAGACTATCTGGGATGTGGGCGGCTTGTACGCTTATCCGTCAAGTGCTGTAACAATGACAGCGACCAGTAGTTCGGGTGCCACAGACGAAAATGTCGAAGTAACCATTCAAGGTGTGGATGCAAGTTACAATGAGTTATCTGAAACAGTAACTCTAAATTCATCGGGAACCGCAACAACTACTGGTAGTTTTTTACGTGTTTACCGTGCATTTGTATCTAGTGGAACAGCGTCTGCAGGTAGCATTACAATTGCAAATGGTGGCACAACCTACGCATATATTTCAGCGGCTGACCAACAAACATTGATGGCCTTGTGGACTGTACCTGCTGGTTATACAGCTTATTTGTTTCAAGTAGATACAACAGCTTTTACAGTTCAAAATAACAAAGTAGCTACAATACGTATGCTTACTCGTGAACTTAACGGTATATTTCGCACACAAAATAAGTTCGATTTGTTCGAGGGTTCATATCATTTGGATATCACATGCCCACAGCCAATTCCTGAAAAGACAGACATTGAGTTTCGGGCGATAGCAGACAGTTCAAATGCTGACCTACGAGTTGCAGCAAGTTTCGATATCATTTACATAGAGAACTAGAGATGCCAGAACGTAAAAAACGCACCCTTGCTCTGGAACTTACCACAAGCAACCAAGATATTTACACGGTTCCGACACGGTTCACAACCGACATCAACAGCATCTACATCAACAATGCTTCTGGTTCGTTGGTTACGTTTAGCTTAGATTGGTACGAAGCATCGACCACAACTTTTTACACTCTTGCTGAAACAGTAGAACTGCCAGCAAACTCGTTACTACAGATTACAGATTACCCCTTGTATTTAATCGGTGGTGACAAACTAAGGGGCCTTGCAAGCGCAAATAGTTCCGTAAATATTTCAATATCCCTTGAGGAGTTTTTCGAAACTTCCTTGTAAACTGCCTATAAGGAGAATACCAAATGGCAATCACAACTGCAATGTGTACCAGCTTTAAGTCTGAGCTTCTAGGTGGTTTACACGATTTAGACACAGACTCACTTAAAATTGCTCTCATCAAAGCGTCCCCATCAGGAACCTATGGTGCTGCAACAACTAACTACTCAAACGTGACAGGAAATTCAGACGAAGCATCAGGTACAGGCTACTCTGCTGGTGGACAAGTCTTAGACGGTGCGTCTATTTCAGTTAGCGGTACTACTGCCATCGTTGACTTTACTGATGAAGTATTTTCAAACGTAACCATATCAACTGATGGTTGTATTATCTACAATACAGCAAACTCTAACTCTGCAATTGCCGTTATCGACTTTGGTGGAACTGTTTCTGCTACTGCCGGTGACTTAACAATTGAATTTCCTGCTGCTGACGCATCTAATGCTGTAATTCGCATAGCTTAGAAAGTAAACCCCCGTGTCCGTTACCCTAAACCAAGCTAATTATGGTACTGGTGTCTACGGCACTGCACGGTATGGCGAATACTTTGTAACTATAAACACTGGAGTTGGTGCCGCAGGGTCTGTAGGCTCTGTTACAGAAAATGTTAGTGAAGCACTGGTAGGTGTATCCGCTACAGGCACAGTTAACACAGTTAATACAACAGCAGATGGTACTACTACATTAACAGGTGTTTCTGCTACAGGCACAGTTAACACAGTTAATACAATAGCGGATGCCAACACTACGCTGACCGGAGTATCTGCTACAGGCACAGTTAACACTGTCAGTACAACAGCGGATGCTAGCACCACGTTAACAGGTGTTTCTGCTACAGGCGTAGTTAACACAGTTAATACAACAGCGGATGCTACTACTACTTTAACAGGCGTATCAGCTACAGGTTCTGTCAATACTGTCGGTATAGGTAATAGCACCACACTGACAGGGGTTTTTGCAACTGGTTCGGTCAATACTGTTAACACTACTACAGGTATTAGAGTAGCAATAACCAGCGTATCTGCTACGGGTGTTGTTAACACTGTCAGTACAACAGCAGATGGCAGTATTACACTAACAGGCGTGTCTTCTACAGGAACAATTGCTCCAGTAGTAGTTGGTGGATTTGAAGTAGATGTTAGTGAGACTATTGCTTCTGGCGTAGGTGCCACTGGTGTAGTTAATTCTGTACAAGTTAACTTGACGGAAAAGCTTGCAAGCGTATCAGCAACAGGTTCTGTTAACACTGTTACTATAACAGCAGATAGTAGTATTACACTATCAGGAGTATCTGCTACAAGTTCTGTTAACGCTGTTAACGTAACAGCAGATAGTAATATTACACTATCAGGAGTATCAGCTACTGGTTCCGTAAATACAGTAGTAACAAGACTAGGTGCCACTAAGGTATTAACCGGAGTATCAGCTACTGGTTTTGTAAACACGGTTAACGAAAAACCAACTGAAGCATTAGCCAGTGTATCAGCCACAGGTTTAATAGGCTCTGTAGGTATTAGTAATACTGTTACGATAACAGGTGTTGCAGGTACTGGCTCCATAGGTTCTGTGGGTGTTGGCAACAGTGTTACACCAACTGGAGTTGTAGGCACTTTTTCCATAGGAACTGTGACAGTAACCGGAATTGTAACCGTATTTGTTGCTTCAGCATACGATAGAAAACATGTAGTGCATGTTGTTCCAGAAGCTTTGATATTACGTTCCGTAGCCGTAGGAGCAGCGAGTGCGTATAATCGTGACCGGGTAGTGACTGTCCAACCAAAAGAAACAAGTAATCAAAGAAGGGCTGCATAATGTCTCTTAAATGGCAGGATAAAGACCCGGATGACCAGTTAGATTATTCTATAAACTGGGGTCCGGCTTTAGATACAGACACAATCTCTTCGCTTATTTGGAAAATATATGATGAGAATGGTGTGTTACAAACGTGGTCAGATAGCCAGATTGTAAATGGTCTACAGTTAGTTAGCCGCACTAACACGAACACTATAGCTACTATTTATCTGGGAAGCGGTACAGCCTTTACAACTTATAAAATTGTGTGCCGTATGACAGCGAGTGATGCAACTGTTCGCGAACAGGAAGTTCGCATCCGTGTAGTGGAGAAGAACTAATGGCGTATAACTACCTCAGTTTAACCAACGAAGTTTGTCGCCGCCTCAACGAAACGGAACTTACATCTAGCAACTTTGCATCGACAACAGGCTTTTACTCACAAATTAAAGATGCTGTAAATTCCTCTGTTCGTGATGTGAATCAAAAACATTTTAGTTGGCCTTTTAATCACAATACAGATGATATTATTTTAACCGCAGGTGAACTTCGCTATCCTTTGCCGGATAATGCCAAGTATACAGATTTTGACACGGTTCGTCTTGCTCGTAGCACAGCATTAGGTGTAGGGTCTGCAAGACTCCTAAAGCAAATGAGTTACGATGAGTATATATCACGATATATAGACCAAGAATATGAAACAGACACATCAAAAGGTCAGGCACCTGAATATGTAGTTCGTTCTCAAGATGGGGATATTATTGTTGCTCCTATGCCCGACGCAGCATACACGATTGAATACGAGTTCTTTATGTTTCCTGCTGATTTAGAAGTTTACGATGATGTGCCAACTATCCCATTCCGGTTTAAGCACGTAATTGTAGATGGTGCAATGTACCACTCCTATATGTTTCGCGACAATTTAGAGTCTGCGTCTATCGCTCTTCGTAAATTTGAAGATGGTATCAAGCAGATGCGAACTCTTCTTGTAAATGAGCATGTATATGCAAGGTCTGTTTAATGCCTGACCGTTGGCAAACACATGCCTTTGAGTTCAAGGGTGGTTTGATTACAAACCTTTCTCCGTTCCAACAAGGTATTCAGGCTCCGGGTTCTGCACGAATCCTTCGTAATTTCGAACCGTCGGTTTTTGGTGGATATCGTCGTATCGAAGGGTTTGAGAAGTTTGATACTAATGCTCTGACTAATGCAGATAATGTTCGCGGCATAACCCGATATGATGATAAAGTGTTTGCAGCTAGAGGGGATGACCTGTTCTTTTCAACAGGTTCCGGTTGGACACAGGTAACGGATAACGCAACCTATAGCAGCGCGGGTGTTAATTTAGGTGGCTCTGGAAAACTTCGATTTCTAAGGTACAACTTAGATGGGACCGATAAATTAATGATTGTGGATGGGACGGGTAAACCGTTTCGCTTTGACGGTACAACTTTCGAACAGCTATCCTCGCTACCTTCGGATACATCCGGTTCTAGCCATATCGTCAATTTTAAGAACCATGTTTTTCTTGGAAACGACAAAAGTCTCGTTTTTTCTGCACCCTATGAAGATGATGACTTTACAAGTGCAAGCGGCGGTGGTATAATAAACATAGCTGATACGATTACTGGTTTAATTGTATTTCGCGAACAGTTGATTATATTTAGTGAAAACACCATAAATCGCTTAGTTGGTAACAGTATCGCAGATTTTCAACTTCAGCCTGTGTCACGTGACTTGGGCTGTGTAGCAGCAGACACAATACAAGAGATTGGCGGCGATGTTGTTTTCTTAGGTCCCGACGGCCTTCGTTTGTTTTCTGCTACGGACCGCGTAGGCGACTTTAGTTTGGGAGTTATATCGAAACCCATTCAGACTGAAATGATTGATTTAATATCATCTAGTCCGGGAGGATTTAGCAGCACAGTTATTCGGGAAAAGAGTCAGTATCGTTTGTTTGGATACAACTCTGCGTTTAGTAACGAAGCAGCAAAAGGTATAGCAGGCACACAATTGCAGGAAGGCATTTCTTGGAATGACATGCGAGGCATTAACGCCTTCGTGACATTTAGTGAGTACGACGGGTTCGCGGAAAGAATCTATTTTGCTGCATCAGATGGTTACGTATATCAGATGGAGCAGGGCAATAGTTTCGATGGCGTTGACATACCCGCAACTTTTGCAACTCCGTTCGTCCCTTTAAATGACCCGGCTGTTCGCAAAACAATTTATAAAGGCACTACGTATCTAGATGTTAACGGCGATTTTGACTTAGAATACTCTTTAAAGTTTGACTTTGACCAACCAACCAGCCCCCAGCCAGATTCAATCTTGAGTACAAGCGCAGGGGCATCTATTACATACGGTTCAGGTATATTTGGTACATCTCTATTTGGCAGCAAACAAAAAGCTATTTTTGATGTACAGACAGTTGGCTCTGGTTTTACGGTATCAATCCTGTACGAAACAACAGGGCTTAACACAGACGCAGTATTCACCATCGATGCCGCAACCCTAGAATACGGCACATATGGTAGGAGATAAATATGGGTACAGGTTACACCAGAAATGACACATCAAACAATATAGCAGACGGAAACGTAATCAACGCTTCTGACCTCGACGGCGAGTTTGATGCGCTTCAATCTGCATTTGATGCGTCTTCGGGGCATAGTCACGATGGCACAACCGGGGAAGGACCGCAGATTGCTGCAGCAGGTATTGCCAACAACGCGGTTGCTCTAGGTACGAAAACAACCGGCAACTACGTTGCAACCGGAGCGGTAAGCGGTGTGGGTCTGTCTGGTTCAGCAAGTGCTGAAGGCGCAACATTTACAGTTACATCCAATGCCACTAATGCAAACACGGCAAACACTATTGTTTCCCGCGATGCAAGTGGCAATTTTTCTGCCGGAACAATAACGGCTGCACTAACAGGGGATGTGACAGGAAACGTGTCTGGGACATCTGGAAGCACTACAGGCAACGCTGCTACGGCTACCGCCCTTGCAACAGGCCGTACCATTGGAATGACTGGCGATGTAGTATGGACCTCTGCTTCATTTGACGGTTCAGGCAACGTAACAGGCACAGCTACGATTCAGGCTAACTCTGTTGCACTGGGAACCGACACGACTGGAAACTACGTTGGTACTATTACTGGTGGTACTGGTATCGACTCTACCGGGGCTACTTCGGGTGAGGGGATTACACACACTCTTTCCCTAGACCTAAACGAACTCACCACGTCAACTTCGGATGGTGACGGTGACTTCTTTGCTGTAGTCGATGCAGGCGGTAATCAAAAGAAGCTAACCAAAGGGAATATCAATATTTCCGGCTTCAACAATGATAGCGGGTTTATTACGTCTGCAAATGGCGGTAATGCTGCAACTCTAGATTCCATCGACAGTTCACAGTTTCTTCGTTCAGATGCAGCGGATACGAAGACATCCGGTGACTTGTCTTTCAGTGACAACGTAAAGGCGAAGTTTGGTAATGGTTCTGACTTGCAAATTCATTGGGACGGTACAGATGGTCATGTAGCCGTAACCGGTACTCTCAACATTGATGGTTCTGGTGAAACTCTTGCTAAATTTATTGATGATGGTGCGGTTGAACTCTACCATAACAATGCTAAAAAAATTGAAACAACAGCTACAGGCATAACAGTAACCGGTACTGTTGCGGCAACAAGTTACACTGGTGACGGTTCATCTTTAACAGGGATTTCGGCTGGTGCAACAGGCGGTGGCTCTGACCAGATATTCTATGAGAATGGGCAAACAGTGACCACAAATTACACAATTACAAATGGCAAGAACGCAATGTCGGCTGGCCCAATCACAATCAATACTGGTGTGACTGTAACAGTCGGCACTGGTGAAACTTGGACGGTGGTATAATGAGTACAATCAAAGCAGATACAATTGTAGCGAGTGATGGCAGTAGTCCGGTTACGCTGACAAAGCAAAGTGCGGCAAAAGCGTGGGCAAACACTACTGCTGACGGAACAACTCTTCAAGACAGTTTTAATATTTCTAGTTTAGGAGATACCTCAACTGGAAAACAAGCGTTTAACTTCACCAACGCAATGACTAATTCCTCTTTTTCAGGTTCAGGAACTAATGGCGATAGTACCAGTCCAGATGGTTTGTTCTTTGCAAATGTGTCATCATCAAGAGTAGACGGAGAATCGTTACAGTTTGACAATTCTGCTTATGCAGATAATCCACAAAGAGTTGTAGTTATAGGAGACTTAGCATGAGTACATTAAAAGTAACAAACATTGCTGGTCTTACTGGCTCATCAACAGATGTCATGGGTGGCTTGGCGAAGGTTTGGGTTTTATACGACCAAACAAATAATACAAATAGAGGTTCTAACAACATCAGCTCTATTACGGACACAAGCACTGGACTGTTTACATTAAATTACACTAATAGTTTTAGTGATGGCTATTATGCTACTACTGGGTCTGGCAATCAAAACAGACGCTTTCAAGTAGACGGAACAACTTTATCAGAACAAACAACAAGTGCTGTTGATTGTAGAATAACCACTGAAAGTACAACTGTTAGTGACATCACAACAATCGGTGTGAATATTCACGGAGACCTCGCATAATGGCTGGAACAATCGCAGCGGATACTTTGACCCATTCAACCGCAGGGTCACTCACTACGGACTACGTTGTTAATGGTAGTGCGAAGGCTTGGGTAAACTTTAACGGTACAGGCACAATCGCGGCGCGTGACAGCCTAAATTTATCGGGGCTGACTGACCTTGGAACGGGTAACTATAGAGTTGCCTTTAGTAGTGCTTTCGGGGATGGAGATTATTCTTATGCAGGTGTAGGGCGAGATGGTGGCACAACGGCATCATGCGTAAGCCTCCAATCTGGAACAACTCCTACTTCATCTTCGATAGATATTGTTGCGCTAGTGCCAAACGTGGCTTTGAGAGATACAGATAGATTGACCCTCAATGTATTTGGAGACTTAGCATAATGCAGACACCTAAGTTTCAAGGCACTCACCTATTTGACCGCCTATGCTGGGCAAAGGAAAACCTAGACGGTGTGCAGTCAGATTATAGGGTTGTCTATGAGGACAGCATTGATGAGTGCGCCAAGATACTTGTGCCTGACCCTAACTGGATGGCGTGTGCATTGCAGGGCGGTATCCTGCCACCTGTATGGGTCTACCACGAATTAGCAAAGGATGAGGCGCAACCTGACTTCAAGAAGCATACAAGAGGTTACTTGCTGCATCAGACAGAGCCTGTTGAAGCAATGACTGAAGAAGAAGCAATTGAATACTTAATAATGAAGGATTGTCCACAGTCTGTATGGCAGACTTGGAACGAAGGCAACAAACCCAAGTTGGTTATCTGCCGCAAAGAACAGTTACCAAGCACTCGTGAGTGGCGCAACGCTTGGAAAATTACTGAAGAACTAACAGTCACTGATTTAGCAGCCTAAGAGGAGAAACCTAATGGCAGTAACAACATACATCGTAGATAAGGACGGTAATCAGATTGATGCTTCTACAGCAACCGTACCTTCTGACCGTCACTTTCGTGGTGCATGGTCATTGTCAGGCTCTGTTATTTCAGAGGACATGACTAAGGCAAAGGAAATCTTCCGTGATAAAATTCGGGAAGTTCGTGCGCCATTGCTTGCGGCTAAAGACGTAGAGCTAATGAAGGCACTAGAGGCTGGCACCAGCACAACTGCTATTGCAACAGCAAAGGATGCCTTGCGTGATGCACCCGCCGCAGCAGCAATCGACAGTGCTTCAGACATTGCTAGCTTGAAGGCAGCTTGGGATACAAGTGTACTTGGCGATAGCCCCTACGCATAACGATGGAAATGCACAACCTCATAGACATGCTCGTCGGTTTAGTCCTTGCAGGTGGTGCTTGGTGGGCAAACGCAACGACCAAAGAACAGAAGCGCATCGAGATTCTTTTAAATAAGACTCGCGAAGACTACGCTACTCGTGCGGACATGAAAGATGATATGCGTCGTGTTATGGAGGCCCTTCACCGCGTAGAGGATAAGCTAGATAAGGTTTTGAGTAGGGATTAAAATATGGCTATAACAACAGACGAAGAACTACAAACTGAAGTCGGTAAACTGGCTGTAGCAGACCCCACGAACGTCCCACCGGTTACGGGCATCGTTCCCACTGTTGGCACGGGTGAAGATATTGCTTCGGCATCTGGGCAGCTAGGAACAGGTCCGACAACCACAACATATACGGCGATGGAACTAGGGACCCCTATGGCTGTAATTCAAGGTCAACCATCTGCCTCTATAATGCCCCAGCCGATTTTTCCTTCGCCAACCCCTCGCCCCACTGTTCCAACTGCTCCCCCGGCTAACGTGGGTCAGATTGCTTCTGTAGATGCTGTCACGCCCGATGTAGCAAACTTAGGGGGGGCACAAGCTGCCCAGCTAACCCCTACACAACCATACGTGGACATGACGGGGGTTCAGGGGACGGTATCTGCGGGTTCGCAGGCCACTGCTGCAACTCAGCAACTCGACCCGCAGGCCACTGTGCAATACCAGCTTGGTCAGTTAATGACTTCTGTACAGTCAGGTGCGCCACTTCCCCCTTGGGCTTCCCCAGCGGTTCGCAAAGTGTCTGGTATTATGCAGGCTCGTGGCTTGGGTGCCAGTTCGATGGCAGGGGCTGCAATTACGCAAGCCCTTATGGAATCTGGGGTTCAGATTGCCGCACGAGACGCTGATAAGTACGCTGCAATCCAGTTACAAAACCTGAACAATCAGCAGCAAACTGCTTTGGCTAATGCTGCCACATACGCTGCAATGGACAAGGCAAATCTAAATGCACGTCTGCAAGGTGCGGTTACAGAAGCTCAAGCCCTTCTATCTGTAGACTTAAAAAACCTTGACAATAAACAAAAAAGTGATACACTAACATATAGTAGCTTGGTTCAAGGTTTGTTCAAGGATGCGGCAGAAGAAAATGCTCGCAAACAGTTCAACGCCAAGAACGAGTTGCAGGTCGAAGAGTTCTTTGCCGAACTGGGTTCACAGGTCGAGACAGCGAACGCAAACCGTACAGCGGCTATGCGACAGTTCAATGCCAGTGAGAAGAACGCAATGGAGCAGTTCGACAACCAGATGAAGGACTCCCGCGACAAGTTCAATGCGAACATGCAGTTTGCGGTAGACCAATCCAACGCCGTGTGGAGACGTGAAATCAACACTGCGGGAACAGCCATCCAGAACGAAACAAATCGTATCAACACACAAAACCTATATAACGCAAGTCAGAATGCCTTGAACGGTCTTTGGCAACAGTATCGTGACAACGCCTCTTGGAACTTCCAAAAGGGCGAGAACGCACTAGAACGCGAACACACTACGGCTGTAAACGCAATGCAAATTGCTGCTGCTGAGTCTGCTTACAACAGAGAGCAGAAAGACGCTATGGCATCTCAACTTGGTTCGTGGTTAGCAAGGATTCTTTAGTAATGAGCAACGGATTTGATTTATTCAACAGTGTAGGTAACTATTTAAACATAGCTGCAGATTTTCTTTTTGGAGATGACAAAAGTCCCGGTGGAAAAGATTCTGCAGATAGAGGCGCATTAGGGTTCTTGGCAGATACATTTTTGGACACAAAAGGTGTGGCATCGGAACGCAGGAAAGAAGAAGCCATACGTATGGATGTTCCTAGACTGGGAACAGGAGCTAGAGCTAGAGTTCAAGGGGTTGCCCAAAGTCGTCCCTTTGTAGGTAGCAATAATGCCGCTCTCCAAGCAGCCATCCAAAGAGGTTTCTCTGGCGCGGGTCGTAACGC